ATGGAAGATTTGGGTTGGAGACAAGGGGGTATAGTTAATCAGCAAGATGTGCAGACTATACTCTCATGCTCTAATATTTCTTACTCAGAAGAAATCATTCTAATTGTTGCATCTGGTTCTTGTGATGTGGCTAACCTAAATGATCCATGTATAGAATTTTCAATAGCAAAAAAAATTGAAAGTTATAATAGTACTTTTGGATTTAATAAAAATCCAAGAAGATTAAATTTGAAATTAGAAGTTTTATTGTCTGAGAAGGAAATAATTTTTGAGGCAGTTGAACTTCTTGGTCATGAAAAAATTCAAATAAAAAAGACTGAAATTCCCGAAGGAATTGTACCAGATCCAACTAGGATACTTTCAGCAGAAGAATTAAGATATTATGTAGATTGGTTAGCTGGGAGATATAAACGTCCAGCTTTTCCAACAACTTTTGATCGTCGACTTGATACTGTTTGGTTAAAGAAAAAAAGATTAAAAGCTGCTGATAAGGTTAATGAGCTAGTTCTTGGTATTTATGCAAAAGTTTATCCTGAAACAGAATTACAAGAGCATGAAAATTATGCTGTAAACATGTTTGTAATGGTTAAGCCAGATCTATCTGCAGAACAGAAATTAAGTGTTCAATCTCTCATTAACTCTTATAAAGAAGCTTTTACCGAAGCTAATATGGATTTAGATGCCAATATTCCTATGATTACTGAGGATAAAATTTCGGTCCAACGTTTCAAAGAGTATCAACGATTTAATATGGATGAACTTTCTTATAAAAGCGATGGTCCATACCCCACAGATATATAACATTAAAAAAGGTTTTTAATGTTTTAGTTTAAAAAATAAAAAGGGCATTAAGCCCTTTAATTCTTCCGTCTCGATTGCCGTTGCTGCCTTTGAATATTCAAGTTTTCAAGGATAGGAATAACTTCATTTGGATCGTATAGATGCTTGCCATCAGTTCCTTTATTGAATGGACGAAGCTCATCAATAATCAATTTACGGGACAGGCTATAGCGATCCATTAACCATGCTGCAGTAACACGGTTCGGTATTTCCTCAGCTTTCATTTCAATGACTTTCCCTACATTAGGAATTATTTCATGAATGAAAATCTGAGGTGGTTTTTCTGCTTCAACAACGACTATATATTTTCCCATACCTTTACCTATCTAATTACCCCTAAATACTGCAATGTTCTCAAGAGTGACCGCAGAGGGTCAGCAATACAGTCACTCATGTAGAACATCGCAGTTCTAAAATTGTTTTACTTTCTCCAAGTTGCTTCTTTAAATTTCGCCTCAACCACTAAGCTATCGATTTGAGACGGGTTTACATTGTCGTAGTAATGGTTCATCAAATTGCCAAACACAATTAGGGTTCGAGCAGTAGAGGAATAACGGAAGCTCATTAGGCAATTTCTCCCTTAGCAAGCTTTTCAATTTCAACTTGAACGGCTTGTAGTTTCGCCACTTCAATTTGCATGAGCGAATCTATTCCTAAGTATTCACACACGGTTTTAACGTCTAATCCACGCTCATCTATAAAAGCTTGTAATTGATCCCGTTGCTTATCACTAATCCCATTAAATTCTGGTGGACTAATCCATGAGTTCCTTTCTTTGTCATACTGGCAGTTCAATGCCTTAGCACGCATTAACATTGTTTGACGCATGTTCTGGTAATACATGTGTTCTTTATCAAGTGATTCAGTTAATTGATTCAGATCACCAGCATGTTCAGCTTCTTCACAACTTTGTTTCCAGTTTTCTAGCTCTTCTTGAGCTTTAGCTGCTGCAAGTTGTGCAGGCGTTAAGGTGTTAATGTGATCTTTAGCTTGAGTAATCAGGTCAGCCAAGAAAGTAGGGTGTGCTTTAAGATCAGGTACCCATACTTCACCGGTTTCACCGCCTAAAGCACCTGAGTTTTTCGCATGATGTGTAGGCGAAGGTTTGAAATTAATAACGCGGGCATTTTTACCTTCACCAGTAGTAACAGTTGTTAGATAACCCATGACATCTGCGATACGGTAAAGCTCGTTACGGTTTTTACCACCTAGATCTGGGCGGTAAATAATTTGATCACCGTTTTGATCTTCTGATGCGTGTGCAATGAAAACAACATCTTTACCTAAACTGATCAAAGTATTGATGTATTGCTTGAACGTTTGGTTCGCTAAACCTTGAGCCTTTAACTTTAAAGAGCCATCTTTTTGACGGTTGTTTGCAGTAAGTAATAGATGAGTTTTAATGCATTCGAGCATTGCGCCCACAGTATCAATAACAATTGTTTTATATGGTGCAAGATCTTGAGGTGAGAGGTCAGCAATATCTTTCCATTGCTGAACCTGAACAACTGCACCGCGGCGGAGTTCACCTGTACGATGAGCACCACGGTCAAAGTCAAATGAAATAGCTTTATCCGCAGTAAAGCCCATAGATGTTTTACCTAGACCAGGATCAGCGTATAGGTAAACAATAATTGCTTGAACCAATAAGGTTTGATCAGCCGTAATAATAGGTAGAGCCATTTTTCTTATCCTTATTTTAAACCCGTAAAGCCGCGCTTCTTCTTATAAGCTTTGCGGTCATATGAAGGGATGTGTGAGCCAGCTAAATCCTTAGCAAGTTGCTTTGAGCGCTGAAATTTAATCTCATTCATTAAGGATGCATAAACCTTAGGGCGCTTTGCCTTAAATTCTTCGACATTTAAGGGAGTCTTCACTTCACCTTTTACCGTGTACAGCACACTACCGTTTGCATTAGCTGCATAAACAGTCCAGCCGATACGTACAGAGTAGAGACCTGTTAAGCGGTCATGACCGATATAGGCTTTTATGCCATCAGGATGTGGTTTGAATTGAGCATTCATGATTAGCCTCCCATCATCCAAGATGCTGCGGCTACAGCAATTACCCAAAGGATGAATGAAAGGGCAATGAATATAAGGAAGTCGATGACATTCGCTTTAATGGTCGCGAAACGAGAAGGGCGCTGTTCTTCAACAGTTGGGTGTTGATATAGGCGTGATGTGGTTTGACTAGGAATAGGGTTTTGTTTCATACTTACCTCGCAGTTTTGCAAAGCCCCGTCGCCGTCCAAAGTTCCGGGGCTTTTTGTTGTCTACGCGATAAATATGAACCAATAGTTCAATTTAGTCAAGAACTATTGGTTCAATTTGTTTGTGTTCGAGTTCGGCTTAAGGCCAACATCCGGTTAATAAAATTTAATTTATCCAATTATCATATTGTTGAGCTACTTCTTTAAAATTAATTAAATGTTCTGATAATTCAGGATATACAGCAATTTCTTTAAAGAGTAAATTATTTAACTTAAGTAATTCTAAAGAAAGCAGTTTATTTGAATTATTAGAAAAATTCTTAAAATCTAAATTTAAGTCATGAGAATAACTAGTAAACCAATCATAATCTAAAATATTATCTTCTTTTAAATCATCAAAAATCCAATTTGAATAACTATATTGAATGAAATTTCTAATTAATGAAAAATCATTATAGTCAATATTATTTATAAAGATAGATAAATTGTTAGAAATATGCATGCCTGTTGTATTTTTTAAAATTACAACAAACATTTTCCAAAATTGCGAATGGTTTAGGCGAGTATTTTGAATATTGAATATTCTTGATTCATAAGTATTCCCTCTTTTGTGGAATAGATCAATTATGAAAAATTCATCTTTATTATTGGATGATTGACGAATAGGGGAATGAGAATACCATACTCCTAATATCAAACTAATCGATTTTGCTAATAACATATTGACTAAATATGAAGATATTTCTGAATATGTTTGTTGTCCATTTTTAATATCTCTTATTATACTTTTTAATATTGCTAAAGCTTTATACGTAGAAAAAATATATTCCCTCATTACCTGATTGTGTAAATAGGCATATACGAATGGTGAAGTAGTACTTAATGAAGTAGGTAACGTATTACTAATATTTATTAAATATGTTTCGACTGAATCATTATCAAGAAGATAATCATCTTGTCTATAATTTACTTTCCATTGGTTAAAAATTTGATCAGTTGACCTAATAGTCAACCGATCAATAAAAGATTTATCAAATATACTTTTAGCCATTTTACAATCTTAAAATGCCTTCTTCTTTAGTTTGTTCTTGTGTTCTTGTTAATAATACAGTTCTAAAATCACTACCTACGGCATTTTCTGCTGCGACTCCTGTACCATATTGATCCCAATTGTCGAAATTATAATCTTCAATTCTTTTTAGCACTTTAACAATATCATCAATTGTAAAAGAACCAAATTCACTTCTTGTCAGTGAGAAAACTGATTCAAAGGCATTAATTACTGCACCAAATCCTAATGTCCCCATAAACCTATAATTTTTAGAAGTGAATTGTTCAGGGAAAACAATTTTTAAAGCGCTAAAATAATTATTTATAATCTTGATTTTTTCCAATTGAGAAAAGTTTGTACCTAATGCACCTTTATTTTCAGTTAAAAGAGGACTCACTTTTCTTACAAAGTTGTTAAGTGATAACTCCCCTTTTTTGGGTGAACGTGCAAATACAATTCTTTCGTAAAAAACTGATTCTGGATCTTTTGTTAAGGCCCTTGCAATTTCTACTGCTACTTCTTTTGCTTGATCAGCAGCAGTTTTTTTAGGAGGTAACCTAGTTAACAAATCATAGTAAAGAGAAGTGGGAACACCTTTAGCTTCTTTATTAATAGTTACAAATTGGATAATTTGATCATCTTCGTTTAAATCTAAAAAAGCGACTACAGCAAGATCGATATTTGAGGGATTATCCTTTTGAATCGCACTTAAATAAGAACCTCTTAATCTATGCTGGCCATCTATTACCCATCCAGCATTTTCAATATTTGGAATTTTTAATATTGAAGTTGCAGGATCATAGGTAGCACCCTCTAAAGATACAATTAAAGCAGGAGAGATAATTCCCTTTTGTAAAATAAACTTTTTTAATTCTTCAGCCCTAGTATTGGATAAAGCTCTTTGATAACCTTCGTCTTTATTTTCGATACGCTCATTAATTTTAAGAACATTCCATAAGGTTTTCGCATCTAAACTAAACAAGTACATAGATTTATCATGTTGATTAAATCTAATACATTTTGTTTCAATATAATCTTTTGAAGAAGTCATATTTATTCTCTATCTAAAAATGGATCTTTCGCAACAGAGCCTGCTTTTGCGGGATCAAAAATTGGTTTATCAATTTCTCGATAACGTAAAGTTCCATTTAAGGCGTCGTGAAGGCGTTTTTCAGCAATAGCATGATATTCCTTATCTAGTTCAATACCAAGAAATTTTTTCTGCTCTAGTAGAGCGGCTGCTCCAGTCGAACCTGATCCCATAAATGGATCCAAAACAATACCATCTGTAGGACATAATGCTTTAATAAGACGTTGAGCTAACGCAATAGGAAACTGGCATGGGTGGGCAGTTTTTTCCATATGATTAGCTTTCACATTTGGAATAGCCCATACATCTCCAGGATTCTTTCCTAATGGATTGCCGCTGTATTCACCCTTTTTAGGACCTTTATAAAATTTCTTACCTGGATATTTTTGTTTTACACGCACAGCATCAAGGTCAAAAAAGCAATCTTTACCTTTCGAAAACCAAAGAATTGTTTCATGTCTACCGCTAAATCTATTCCTGCAGTTTGCACCATGCTCAAAAGTCCAAATAATTCGATTTTTCAACTTCATTTCTGGACAAACTCGTTTAAATATTTCATAAACGATAAAGTCTAACGGAACTATTTCATCTTTTAAGACATGATGTCCGACTTGCCAACATATAGAACCACCTGGTTTTGTTTTTTCGCAAATTAACTTTATAACTGGTTCATTGATTTCAATAAAACCTTCAATGGTAGTATGAATATCATATGCTTTACCAATACAATAAGGAGGAGAGGTGATCGTAAGATCGATATGATCATCTTCAATACTTTTCAAGATGTTTAGACAATCATCATTGAATATTTCGAATGCCATATAATGTACTTACCAAAAGAATAATTAAAAAAAGTAAGAATAGATCTTAGTAAAAAGGAAAGCAAGGCATAATAAGCTAATTTTTATACATCTCTATACATTCCAACAACTTTACCTACTAATTTACAGCCATCATGGAGTTCCATAATTTTTTCATGCCATTTAGGATTTAATGGTTCTAAATACATACCATCTGTTTCAATAACTAGTTTTTTAAAAGTTGCCTCTTTCTCACCCTCACATGAAACTATTACTAAATCGCCAGTTTTTAAATCACTTACAGGTATATCTGGATTTACATAAATTCGATCTTCTGGTTCAAATTTCGGAGACATAGATTCGCCTCGAACAATGAGACCATAGCCATTTTTTCCACATTTGGGATTAGGCGGTAACCATTCATGAAATTCAGTTCCTGTAGGAACTGATTCAATTGATGTCCATGTTCCTGCTTCTACCCACGATATCACAGGAACTAGCTTTCCAATGATTTCGATTTTTTTTCGCATATCAACATTGTTATCTAGGTTCTTACTTAATTTATCGACTTCTATTTTTGCAAGCATTGAACCTGAACCCGATAAGAGCCATTCAGAATTAACTTTCAAAAATTTAGATAAAAGAGGTATTTTTGAGGTTTCAGGTATGGCGTCACCTTTTAACCATTTTCCTGCACCTTTATCGGAAATATTAAACTCTCGGCTCAAAATTCGTGCTCGCCCTCTAGTTGGATAACCTGCAGCCTCCATTGCTTTATTAAGGCGTTGAGCAAATTCTTGCTTTACTGAGTCTATTTGTGAAGTCATTGCATCACCATTATGAACCATTGGTTCAATACTAAATGTTATTGAAAGAACTATCAGTTCCTGTTAGAGTTGAACCAATAGTTCATTATTGGGTTGAAGATGAGCACCATAAAAGAAGTAATTAATGATGCGGGTGGAGTTTGTTCTGTTGCATTTGCAGTCCAGCTAAGTGAAAGGTCTATTTATAAATGGATTGAAAAGAACTGCTTGCCACGTTCTGAGTACACAGGTGAAAGCAACTATTCAAATTTGATAGCAAAGTTATGTAAGAAATTTTCAGAACAAGAGATTCTGGAGATTGGAAATCCTCGTAAGGCAAAAAGTTTAGAGCGTAGGGACGAAGTAATCCCTACATGATTTTTATCAGGCAAGGGAGCTGCTCTTTTCATGAGAACTGATGACATGAATGAAGCGAGAGAATTGGGCTTTTTAGGTGGAAAGCTCGATAACCCTGTAACGGTCAAATTTAATGATTTGACCGATGAATCCATCGAAGGTGTGGCAAATGCCAGCGACATGACGAAAGCAGACTGGATACGTGAAGCTTGCATAGAAAAACTCTTGGTGGAGAGACGCAAGTTCAATCGTATGCGAAAGGTGTGGGGTCATCCTAAGGAAACAAGAGATGCCAGAGGATGCCATGAGAATACACAGTCAAATTTAGAGCAATAAAAAAGCCTGATTTCGAGGATCAGGCTTCTAGGCATTCAATTGAGGTGAATCAAATGAACAGAAATAATTTATCAGAACAACCAATGAATAGCAACGATCTAGAGTTTTTAGTGGGTGATATGGTGGTGCTTACTGAAGAGTGCCGTACTTTTAAATCAAATGATTTGTTTGAAGTTAAAAACAAAACTTTGACTAGTTTATGGACCATCAAATCAGAGAATCATTTGATTCTAGTTTCTTCAAAAGAAATCCGCACAGCAACAGTTGCAGAACTTAATGCCAAACGCCGCCTAACAAAAGCTGAGCAAGCATTAGCGGAGGTGTCATGAGTACCTTTGAACAACAACAAAAGCATATTCAATCCTGGCATGAACCAGCATTAAGAACTTTGTCTGGTTTGTTGAAAAAACGGAAGGAAAATTTAGCCCGCCAAAACCGTGACGAAAAAAATGCTGCTGTAACACGTGATGAATTCATGCAGGCTTTGGTTGACGAGCATGGAAAACATGGGATTTATCTTATTCATGCTGGCCCGATCATCTCAAGTTTATATCGAGCTAAACGGATCCGCTATTTGGGTAGCACATTCATTCAGTTGAATGAAGAGGGGGATAAATGAGTCTAGATGCAACAGTTTGGGCTTGGAAAACCCGTCAAAAACAAAAGGTGGGTGGAGCATTAAAACCACTCAAAAAATTAGTCCTTCTTTCACTAGCCGATCGAGCTGGTGAAACACATGAATGCTATCCAAGTATTGCTCGTTTAGTTGATGACACGGAAATGGACCGTAAGACCGTTTTAAAAATCATTGATGAGTTAATTGAAGACGGATTTATTATCGATACTGGTAAGCGCGAAGGTAAAACTAAGCAGGTAAAAGTCTATCTTTTGATCGGAGTTAAAGGTCGGGAAACAGTACCAACAAAGGTACACTTTGACACTGAAAATGATGATTTAAACAATACCAACAATGGAACAGTTCCAACAACGGAACAGTTCCAACAATTCCATGAAAGAGTCCCAACAATTCCGTTAAACAGTCCCAACGTTGGGACACGGAATCTTTCAAAGAATCTATCAGAAGAATCTAAAAATAAAAAAACATGGTTGAGTTTGAAAAAACTTCGTGAAGAAATTCTTTTGGCAACTGATCAGGAAACTTACGAGCAGATCAAAAACGCGACTTGGTTCGATCGAGAGTTACGAGCATTTGAACTCTACAACGCCGAGAAGAATCTTTGCGATGAACTCATGAATTACCACTTTGCAGATTGGTTAATCAACGCATGTGGAAAATACCAAGCACGTGAACAATCTAAAAAACCAAATTCTGGAACGCAGGTCCGAGTCCCGCAGGGAGAATCAAATACTCTTAGTTCAAAACAGATTTACTCATTTGCTCAAAAACTTTCTGTACATCCTGAGTTTGCAAGCAAATACGCTGAAGGTAACGAGAGCTATGAACAACTTGCTGCACGTGTCGCAGTGAAACTTGCAGATCCAGAGCAACAACAAAAATTGATGCCATACCTCATTCAGGTTGGATTTCAACAAAAAGGTAAAGGAGAGGCGGCTTGAATAAATTCGAGATTTTAGCGTGGGGCTTATTAATTTCATTTTTTACAGCAGCTATTAGCGGTGCGGTGGTTTTGTGGTGGTTGGCGCGTAAAGAGCTAGATGAGAAAGGATATCGCCATGAGTAAATGCCAACACTGTGCAGTTGAAGAGTTAATAAATTCTTACGGCGGTTTTGCAGAAGTTAAGACTCTTTGTGAAAAATTACGAGGCCGATATAACCGGAGTGGGCTATCTAATACTGATTACAACGAGTTACTTCAATTAGAGAAGGCACTTGACCAAGCGAAGAAGTTTAATGCGGAGGGCGCAAAAAATGGACAGTAGGTGGATTGAAGCGCAACGCTGTGAAATGGAAAAGCTTATTTCACCAGAGCTAATCAAGTCGAGGAATTTAGCACGTCAAAGTTACTTCGATCATATGGAAAAAGAAATGGCTGACCACGTATCACGCTCAATTGAACCACTCAGCGGTAAAAAGCAAAGCACACTGGTTGAACTAAGGGAGTCAATTGAAAAACTGGCTCAGAAGTATAAACAAGATGCTCATTCTTCCAGCCTTTTTGGTGATCAGGATAAAGCGCGAGTTTATAACTGCTTTGCTAATCAATTGGACCATTTGCTGAAAGGTGGTGCTTGATGTCATCAGTCAGCATTGCTGAATACCGTAAGTTATTTCCTATTAAGAAAAATAAAAAGCGGCGTTCAGCAAAGCAAGTTGCCAGACAATCAAGTGTGGGTGAAATGGTTCTGGCAACGCATTTAAGAGCATGCAAGATAGGTTTTGAACAGGAATATAAGTTCCATCCAAAACGCAAATGGAGAGCTGATTTTCTGATTACTGGTACAAAAATTTTGATTGAGGTTGAAGGCGGGATCTGGAGTGGAGGCCGCCATACAAGGGGCAAAGGCTATATAGGGGATATGGAGAAATACAACTCCGCAGCAATGATGGGTTTTACAGTTTTACGGTTCAGCACAGAGCAAGTTAAGTCCGGTATGGCATTAAAGCAAATTGAATTATTAATTAAGGGTAAATAGGAAGGCGATTATGTTGGTTGAAAAGTTTGATTTTATTGAGTTACTTCGCCTTGCTATTGCTCAAGGCAAAGCTGAAGGAAAGAAAATTTCGAAAGATGTAGTTTTAGGTGAATTAGCGCTGTTATCGCCAGCTGCAAAGCTTTGGGCCACTGTCTTGATTGAAAAGGTTGATTTTGAGCGAATCGCAATAATTACCCCAGCACAAAAACAGACTGAAACTTTTTACAGTAAGTATGACTTTAATTTTCAAACCGAACGCCGTATTGAAGATATTCCGGGTAAGGTTGAGTTTGTTCGTGGTGAGATTAAATCAGGTAATTTTTTCCGAGCGCGAAATAAATTAGCGGTAGAGATTCATAAAGAAATGGTAAAGAAAAAATTTACCCCTACTAATGCCCAAGGTGATCTTACTAATCTGGCAAAAGGTATGGCTGAGATTATTTTGCGTGGCCATGTTTTTGTTAAAGCTATGTGTGGAGCATGCCAAGGAATAGGAAAACTTGAAACTTTTAATTCAAAGGGTTTTCCTGATGGGGCAAGGTTTTGTGAAAAATGTAATGGTACTGGTAAGCGACCATATACGTTAAATGAAAAAATGAAAATTGCAGGTATTGTTGCCACCAAGACTGCATATATAAAAAGCTATCAGAAGTTTGAGTTATTTGGAGAATCTATTGTTGCAGAATGGGAAAATGAAATTAGATCGCGTATTTCTCGATCATTCCGTTTTGAACTTCCTGATAGTCAAGAAACTTACGCTTGACAGTTGGGTATACACTTGAGTATAAAGATTTCTAAAATGGGCGAAATGTAAAGTAATCGCCAGAATGAATTTAAGAGCTCGCCAATCGGTGGGCTTTTTTATTTTGTGCTATAGTCCAGTCTAATTAAAATCTGGTACTTAAAATGAATATCTGTGTTGGTGGTGAACTTGACGGGCAAAAGATTGAAAAAGAAGGGCGATTGTTAAAAGCTTCAGATATCGACCCATCTTTTAAAACTGAGTACTACAAGCAAGTTTTTAACCGCGACAATACGGTGTTCCATTTCTGGTTGCCAATTGGATCTGACTTACATGATATGTCTGAGAAAGTTCTAAATATCCTTAGAGCACCTAAAAACTAGTTTTATCGTTTGCCGGACGTATTACGGCACAAACGGCCCCGCTAAATATCGATTATTGGCGGGGCTTTTAATTAAATTTTAATTGAATTTGCTAAGGATAAAGATGTATAAAAATATTATAAAATCCAATAATTATATTATTAATTCAATAATTTATTTAAAATTAAATTAATCGAATTTAAACAATATTTACTTAGATGATGCATTAGGTAACTCAAATAAACATGATTTTAGGAGAATAATTAAAAAAACGGAGTACAAATGCTATGAATGAGAATGTAGAGCTAATAAATTACATTGATGTAGCTGATACAGTTTACGAACGGGTATATGAAAATAATAAAATTTCAAATAATTTGATTGTTAATCTAAATCGCATTATGGCTGAGATAAAGAATCAAGCTGCAGAAAAAAGACTCAAATTGAAGTACAGCTCAATAGACTTTGAACATTGTTTAAGTTTGCCTTTAGCTGATCGCAAAATAAAAGTAGATTTAAGCCTTATACCTCATTTTGAAGATCGTGAAGAGAGGTGGTCCCACTTGTTTGAACAACTAAAAGCTTATTTATAAGTGATATTCTGCTCTAGTTAAGCTACCTTATTTTGTTGTGGTAGCTGGTCATAGTAAAACTCATCTGGAGTCATTTTGTCCAGACTCGAATGAGGTCGTTTCAAATTATAAAATTCAAAATATGCACTCAATTGCTTTTTCGCATCGGTAACACTGCTATAAGCTTTGAGATACACCTCTTCATATTTAACGCTTCTCCATAACCGTTCAACCATCACATTATCAATCCATCGACCTTTACCATCCATACTGATTTGAATGCCATTTGATTTCAATACATCAATAAATGCATCACTGGTGAACTGACTGCCCTGGTCTGTATTAAATATTTCAGGTGATCCATATTTTTCAATCGCTTCATTTAAAGCCGAAATACAAAAATCCACCTCCATACTAATCGATACCCTATGCGCAAGTACCTTGCGGCTATGCCAATCAATCACAGCACATAAATAAACAAAGCCTTTTGCCATAGGGATATACGTTATATCCGTACACCACACTTGATTACTGCGCTGAATAGCCAATCCTTTGAGCAGATATGGATATTTACGGTGAGCTTGATTGGCCTGACTTAGATTTGGTTTACGATATAACGCATTAATGCCCATTTTCTTCATTAAAGTACGTGTATGACGTCGTCCTATATGATGTCCTTGACGATTCAATAAATCACGCATCATACGGCTACCTGCAAAAGGGTATTGCATATGTAACTCATCCATACAGCTCATCAGCTTCAGATCTGATTCACTCACAGGTTTTGGGCGATAGTAATAACAACCACGGGAGACTTTCAGCAGCTTAGCTTGCTTAGATACTGAAATCTGAAGTGAGTCATCGATTAACTTTTGTGGTTGAAGCGACCCAGTTTCTTCAACACACCTTCTAAAAAATCAATTTCTAATGCCTGCTCACCGATTTTTGCATGTAGTTTTTTTAGATCGATGGGTGGTTCTGTTGAAGCTTTTGATTGATCGAAAGCTTGCGAGGAAGCTGAAATCAGTTGATTTTTCCAGTCAATAATTTGGTTTTGATGAACATCAAATTCAGCACTCAATTCAGCAAGTGTTTTTTCTGCTTTAATCGCAGCAAGTGCTACCTTAGCTTTAAAGTCATTTGAATGATTTCTTCTTGGTCTACGTGTCATAAAATACTCCATATATTGATGTTTATAACATCATTTGGGGAGCAAAATATCACTTATAAGTGTTGTTCAAATTTCCTGATCCACCTCTAAGAAAGTATTTTGTGGTTAACTAACTTTATTGGAAAAATTTGTGAGCCCAGAAAGATGCAAAGACAGAAAAAAAATCTTCATTAAGTACCTGTGAATTTTAGATGAACCGCCCTTAAAGCGGTTTTTTATTGCTAGTAGAATATTTAAGGTATCTTTTCTAATAGGCACATACTATTGAAGTGTTTTTAATTTATTTTTTAGATTGAAAAGATTGCTATTTAAGTAATTTAAATATAAAAATCTTTATTGATTGAGAGTAGTTGTTATACAGGATATTTATAAGGATTTTAAAATGACAATTATCACATTGCTCGATGTTAAGACGAAGAAGAAAGTGATAGTTCGGTCCGTAATAGACCCAATAGCAAGAATAGACAAAAAAGGGAATATACAAATTATTCAAATTCATAAATGGCTATATGATGAATCTGGAGATTTCGTTGATGAAGACTTATATGAGGCACTCAACAATGGAGAAGTTGGAATATACATAACTTTGCAGTATATGATCATTAATATTGAAAATTAATTATTTTTTATTTTTAGTCAGTTTGAGTTCTTAGTCTCTAGAGCCTAATGGTTACTACACATAAGACCTTATTAAGTATTACCTATTGATGGGCACATATTCTTTATAACTCTTGATAAGTAAAAAAATTATGTAGGCTAAAAATAAAACTATTTAAAAATAAATCTTTATCTATTTAAATATGAATATTTGATATTTTTAATTCAATCCCTATTGCTAGTGCTTAAATATTATGCCAATATGAAGTTGGAGATATTTCCGAATAGATATTTTCTATTTCAGGTCTAAGCGTTTTTTTCGCTAAGCCCATTTCTGAATAAAAATAGGAAGTGGGCTTTTTTATTTTTAAATATTTCAGTATTATCAGTGTGTTGCTTTAAGTAACACTAAACCTTATTGATCAGCGCAAATATCAAAAAAAGGGGGAGCTCGCCTACTAGGCAAGCTTTTTAAATTGATGATTTAAACACAATAATCCATTTTAAAGCTCAACAGAAAGATCAAACTTCCATAGCTTTTATTTGTACTAATTTATTGAATATAATCGTTTTTATAATTTTTAAAATTTTCTTAAACTAAAAATGGAAAATTTCTTGTTGCAACATTGTTATAATAGGGCTACCTTAAGAAAAATACTTTATAAAAATGAGGAGCTGCTGAAATGACACAGTATCTCATGTTTGCGGAAAATATTTATAACAAAATTAAAGATGAGGAATTGTTTTCACATGACTGTATTGAAAATATGAACTTACTTATGACATGTATACGCAGAGAAATTAAGGGAACAAAATTTAAATTAAAATATAATTTTATTGATTTTGTTGAATTGTTTAGTAAACAATTAGATGAATGTAAAGTAAAAATAGATGTGAGTTTGATTCCTCCTCATAATTCAGAAGGTGAGTATATTTTATGGTTAGCTGGATTTATCGAAAAAATTACAGAAGGTGGACCTAAACCACCTCCGCCTATAAAGAAATTTATTCCAGAGTATATGAGCTTCAAATCTGAATTAGATTTTTTACCCTTAAATGAGGAAAAAATTCAAAACGAAGGTAAAGAAATTACGGATTACTTTAATTCAAAGCTTTATAAGGCAACTTTTAAGAAGTAATACTATATTGCCTGTGAGTTTAGCCACCGCCTTAGGGCGGTTTTTTTATGGGTGAGAATAATGGATTCTACAGAATACTTTTGGCTTACTCGGAAAAAAGAACCTAAAACCAAGCCTAAATCCAGACCGCTACC